TTGATTAAAGTAGCAAAAAAGGATAAGAAGAAACAGGAGAATTTAAATGGCAGAAATCGATAAAGGTCTCCCTAATATTAAACGACCAGACGACGAAGTTGCAGAGGTTGTTAACTTACAGGAACCTGAAACAGAAAAAGGACCAATTGAGATCACTGAAGAAGATGATGGTGGTGCATTAATTGACTTTGATCCAAGTAAAGTAAACATACCAGAAGGTGGTGATCATTTTGCAAACCTTGCAGATTTATTACCTGATGATGTTACAGATCCAATAGCAAATCAATTACAAGGCGATTATAGAGAATATAAAGCTTCCCGTTCAGATTGGGAAAGAGCTTATACGGTTGGTTTAGATCTATTGGGATTTAAATATGAAAATAGAACCGAACCTTTCCAAGGAGCATCCGGTGCCACTCACCCAGTTTTAGCTGAAGCTGTAACACAGTTTCAGGCGCTCGCTTATAAAGAATTACTTCCGTCTGATGGACCAGTAAGAACTCAAATTTTAGGAGTTAGTAATCCTTTAAAAGAACAACAGTCTCAAAGAGTAAAAGATTTCATGAATTATCAATTGCTGGATCAGATGAAAGAATATGAACCTGAATTTGATCAAATGTTATTTTATTTACCACTTGCAGGTTCTACATTTAAAAAAGTTTATTATGATGATTTATTACAAAGAGCTGTATCAAAATTTGTACCAGCTGATGATTTAGTCGTACCATATACTGCAACTTCTTTAGAAGATGCAAATTCAGTTGTACACGTTATTAAAATTCCAGAAAATGATTTAAGAAAACAACAAGTAGGAGGATTTTATTCTGATATAGAATTAAGTAAACCTCAAGATGTTGTTACAGATAAATTAAAAGAAAAGGAAAGAGAATTAGAAGGATTAACTAAATCACAAAGAGTTGAACCTTTATACACATTACTAGAATTCCACGTGAACCTTGACTTAGAAGGTTTCGAAGATGTTGGCGCCGATGGCGAACCAACAGGAATAAAATTACCTTACATCGTTACAATCGAGGAAGGTAGTCGGAAAGTTCTTTCTATTAGAAAGAATTTCGCGCCCAATGATCCAAAGAAACTTAAAATCCAATATTTCGTCCACTTCAAATTTCTGCCAGGACTAGGATTTTATGGCCTTGGACTCATTCATATGATTGGCGGATTGAGTCGTACTGCAACTGCGGCTCTCCGTCAGTTATTAGACGCGGGTACTTTATCAAACTTACCGGCAGGATTTAAACAAAGAGGCGTCAGAGTAAAAGATGATGCTGCAAATATACAACCAGGGGAATTTAAAGATGTAGATACACCAGGAGGAAATTTAAAAGATGCCTTTGTATTTTTACCATACAAAGAGCCTTCTCAGACTTTATTGCAATTGATGGGAATTGTCGTGCAGGCAGGACAAAGATTCGCGTCCATTGCTGACATGCAGGTCGGGGACGGGAACCAGCAGGCCGCTGTTGGTACGACCGTAGCCCTATTGGAGCGTGGCTCAAGGGTAATGTCAGCAATCCATAAAAGACTATATGTTTCACTTAAACAAGAATTTAAATTACTGGCAAAACTATTTGCCACGTACTTACCACCCGAATATCCTTATGACGTGGTAGGTGCAGCAAGAAATGTTAAACAAACAGATTTTGATGATAAGGTAGATATTTTACCTGTGGCTGATCCAAATATATTTTCAATGTCTCAAAGAATTTCAATGGCTCAAACACAATTACAATTAGCTCAAACTAATCCACAAATGCATAATATGTACATGGCATATAGAAATATGTACACGGCGATAGGTGTAAAGGATATTGATAGAATTTTACCACCGCCTCCACCGAATCAACCTAAAGATCCGGCGATCGAGCACATTGATGCTTTGGCACAGAAACCTTTTCAGGCATTTCCTGGTCAAGATCATAGGGCTCATGTAACGGCTCACTTATTTTTTATGGCCACTAACTTTGTTAGAAATAACCCAAGTATAACAGCAGCCTTAGAGAAAAATGTATTAGAACATATTTCTCTAATGGCTCAGGAACAGGTTCAATTAGAATTTGCAGAAGAAATGCAAATGTTGCCACAGATGCAACAACAAGCAACCATGAATCCACAAATTCAACAACAATTTCAACAAATCTCTCAAAAGATAGAAGCTAGAAAAGCGGTATTGGTTGCAGATATGACTGAAGAGTTTATGAAAGAAGAAAAAACAATTACTTCTCAGTTTGATCATGATCCATTACTTAAATTGAAACAAAGAGAAGTGGATCTTAAGGCTATGGAAGAAGAGCGTAAAGTAAAAGAGGATGCGGCAAGAATTAATCTTGATAAAACTAAATTTTTAAAAGGCCAGCAAATCGCTGAAGAAAAATTAGAACAAGATGAGGAATTAGCTCATTTAAGAGCGGATACAGCAATTGAGAAATCATTGATATCTGCTGATGTTAAACTGACTTCGGATAAAATGAAGGCTAAAGACGTTAGAACCTTGAAAGGTCCGCGTAGTTAGTATATACAAACCTAGGAGAAAAATATGGCAAAAGAAAAACAAGCACCGTTAGGAAAATCTGTAAAGATTGGCATTCCTTCTCAGAATCTAATAAGAGATCCAAGAGCAAAATCTAGTATCAGAGGATCTGGTCAAAGGATTCCTACTGGTGATAAAGTGACTGTTCAAGGAACAGGCAAAGCTAGAAAACAAACAGCAACTTGGTTCTAATATGTGGTTTGGAGCACTTAAGCTCGGCTTAAACGCGGCGAGTCACATTTATAAAAAACGTCAAGAGACAAAGATGGCTATGGCGGATGCACAATATTTACATGCGCAAAAACAAGCCCGAGGTGAGGAAGCTTACCAGGGTAAACTTTTAGAAGCCCGTCAAAACGACTACAAGGACGAGTTCGTTTTAGTCATATTAAGTGCACCCATAATAGTGCTCGCGTGGGGAGTCTTCAGTGACAATCCTGCAGCGATGGAGAAAGTAAAAATCTTCTTCGAGCATTTTGCGTCACTTCCGACATGGTTTTCGACTTTATGGATACTTGTAGTTGGTAGTATTTTTGGTATAAAGGGTACACAAATTTTTAGAAATGGTAAGAAGTAAGAAAGGAGAGAAAAATGAGTATAAACGGAAAAGTTAAATGGTTTAATTCGACTAAAGGTTATGGTTTCATTGCAAGAGATGACAAAGAAAAAGATGTTTTTGTACATAATTCAGCAGCACAAGCAGCTAACATAGAATTACGTGAAGGCGATGCAATAACATTTGATGTTGAACAAGGCCAAAAAGGACCTTCGGCAGTTAATTTACAGTCAGTATAGACGGTAAAAATAATGTGGACAATGCATGTTAAAACAAATATAAAAAAATAAGGAGAAAAATATGAGAAATGATTTCGGATCAAGACCTTATAAATCTAGATTCCCGTACAAAGCTGGAAAATCTGCTAAGAAGCAGGGATACAAAGATAGAGAAGATGAATCTCTAGGTGCGAGAACTGGAAAAGAATCCACTAAGTCACAGTCTATGAAAGATCGTAGAGATGAGTCTTATGGAAAATGGGGCGATAGACCAAACCAAAAAATTAATAAGTAGGTATTATGGGAGTAGTCGGAGCAGCATTAAGAGGCTTTGGTAAAGCTTTATCAAAAAAATCTGGAACAATTAAATCTGTTCCTATAGCTAAAAATTTAACAAAGAGAAGAGCGGATTTTGAAGATATTGTTAAGGTTGTTGATAAACATGGTAAATCATCTAAAGCTTCAAAAATAAAAAAAGACGCAGCTATAAAAGTTTCTAAAATTCACGATAAATATGAAGCTATAAAAGCTAGGGGAAAATAATGAGTAAATGGACTAGAGCAAACCCGTTAGCATCAGTACCAGGATACAATGTCCCTCGTGGTCATTTTGCGAATGGTTATACTAATGGTGGGGATAGAGTTGGATTTGCAAAAGGGGGAAGAGCTAAAAAGAACTGGATTCAAGATGCAACAGCATCTATAAAAAAACGTGGAACTAAAGGAAAATGCACACCGATTACAAAAAAAGGTTGCACTGGACGAGCAAAAGCGTTAGCAATGACATTTAAGAAAATGGGAAAAGCTAGAAAAGGAAAATAATATGCCGATAAGAATAGTAGCAACATCACCAACACGGAAAAGACAAGGTAGCTGGTTCAGAAGAGGGGCTAAAAAATATGTACCTGATGTAGCTAAATCAGCACAACATCCACATTCAAAACTTAAAACACAAAAAGAACTTAAGAAAATAACTGACAGTGCAGAATATAAAAAAGGTGACTATAAGAAACAGACTGAAATGTTAGGGGGCAAAACTTGGACTGC